TCCTCTTCTGTCGGACGGTGGAGATTCTCTCCGCCCTCTTTCAAAGTCCCCTTCAGGGGATTTAGGGGCTTCTCTCAAAGAACTCCAAAAAATCAAATCTCAAATCAAAGAAGCTAAATCATTCAAAGATATAGAAAATATGTCTTATCCTAAAGACCTCTATTTAACCTATGCTAATGAGATGTATCAAACACTTCTTAAAGAATATTATCAGCTAAGAAAAGCTTCTCTAAAGTCACTGGGAGCGCAGGCATCCCTGCCGGCATCTTCTCTTAATTCCCCTCTTCGTGCCTTCGTGCCTTCGTGTGAGGTCTCTTCAAAGTCCCCTTCAGGGGATTTAGGGGCTGACTTCAACTTCGAAATAGACTGGACCCTCGAAGACACCCAAGCCCTCCATGCTTTCCGTGCTGAAACCTTTATCGTAGCAGGAGTTACTTCTCAATCCATGCTTGATATGATTAAGTCTGAAGCTGAAAAAGCCTTTACTCAAGGTACTACCTTTCAAGAATTTAAGGAAAACCTAAAGCTTAATGGCTTCGAACCTGATAATCCTTATCACCTAAGAACTAATTTCAACCAGGCTATTAAATCAGCTCGTGCATCTGCAGACTGGAAAAACATCCAAGACCTCAAGGAAATCTTCCCTTATCTTCGTTATGTTACTATGCAAGATGACGCTGTGAGAGATGAACATAGAGCCCTGGACAATATCATCAGACATGTAGATGATCCTTTCTGGGATGACTATTATCCTCCTAATGGCTGGGGTTGTCGTTGTGATAAAGAGCAGATTACTGAAGAAGAAGCTAACGGAGACCCTGGACTCAAGAGAGATGTCCCTCCTGATTCAAATGTTAAAGAAGAGTTTAAACGCAATGTAGGCAAAGACAACTCTCTCTTTGGAGACTGGCTAAGCTGTGATGATGCTAAAAACATCTCCATTTTATATCCTGAGATGTCTCTCAGAAGCAAGCGTTTACATATCTTCAACTCAGGTAAAAAGCACTGCCCTGATTTATATGCTAATACCTACAAGGATTTAAAACTTAAAGACTGGAAAGATATGCCAGAGAATAAACTGCCAAAACTCTATGATACAGATGGTAAAAATAAAGAAGAATTGCTAGAGGATTATAAAAACTTCCTGGGGGATAGACACTTAAAAGACTCCACCAATACTGATGTTTTCCTTAATATGAAAGCAGTTAAGCATTTCGAAAACAAACCACTAAAGGAAGTTGCGAGTCGCTTAAAATATATGAATATTATTGATGATGTTGTTCAAAATCCTGATGAAATCTGGAAGCATAATAACAACAGCACAAAAGCCTTCAGAACCTATTACCTCAAGAAATATAGTGATAACATCTGTGTTATTACCTATATCAACCAACAAGGAAAAATTGAATACTTCAACTTCTTTAATGCAAAAAATAAGTATATGAATAGCCAACGAAAAGGCTATTTTATCGAACTACCATAAAGCAAAAGAGGTGCTATTTCTAGCACCTCTTTTATATGGACCCGCGAAGTCTTAATCACTTCTAGGCTTCCGCTTTGATCAAACGAGGATTAAGCTCTCTCTCCACTTCTATTTTATATCTTAATCAGTTTCTTGCTTTTAGCAAGATTAATTCTCTATTAGCATTTTGAGGCTAAGCCAAGCCTTAATCACTTGGAAGCCGTCCACACCAATCAAACGAGGATTAAGCTCTCTCGGTGCTTCTATTTTATATCTTAATCATTTTCTTCCCTTAAGCAACTTTAATTAACTGGGAACGCGACTCTTAATGACGGGAGTTGCTCACGGAGTAGCGACTTCCGACAACTCCATTCTCAACTCTCAACTCTCAATTCTCCATTCCCACTCATCATCCTCATCTCTTCCATCAATCTATCCTTAGCATCACTTAGCATTATGTATATATAACCTTTAACAGTAGCTCCATTCACACTTGCCTCAACCAACAACCTGGCATACTCATCTTGAGCACATAACAAGTTCTCTATTTTATCTCTTAATTCGTCCATTATTTCACCTCTGCCAATAACTTTAGTGCTGTTAGCTGATACTTAGCTCCATTTCGTCTCTGTTGTGGTAGTGATATCCCAACAGCTCTTAACTCACTCTCTCTTGTATATATGGCTTTAATCCCAACTCCCAGTATCTTAGCTGTCTCTTCCTGAGTAAGCCCCTTCTCAAATCGATAATACAGTATTTGCTTATATACCTCTTCCAATAAAGGATAAAGACTTACCAAATCTACTATCGGCTTCTTCTGGGCATATACCTTCTTGATTTCCTGGACCTTGAAATAGTTGTTAACAAGCAGTCTCTGTACCTGCCAGGACAAATCGTCTGTGAGGCTTTTAACTAACATCAGATAACCAGACTCGGTAAATACGTTTAATTGGGTGGTATGTTTTGAACCTACCCCAATATTTAGGGTAGCCTTTTTACATCAAGCACCCTCCCCTAGATTATCCTTAAAGAAGTCCAATATGATGCCCATCTTAAGGTTGTTTTGACATTTTGTTCTGATCGTTTATTGGTAACAAAGTCTCTTCACTGGGAATGCGGATGCCCACATCCGCTTCCAAGCG